TTATACCTGGACTTGATACAGCATTTATTGTTGCTAGAGTGTCTATGTTTAATTCATAATTGGCATCCGAGCTATTATCACAATGATATAATCTGCCACTAATTCCACCTATACCACTAGGATAACCAAATGAACTTGATACTGTGTTTATTGTTGCCAGAGTATCTATATTTAATTCACAATTACTATTCGGGCCAAACCCACAAAGATATAGTCTGCCAGCAAGACTAAATGCCTCTCCAATTATCATTTCACCTTTATGGTATGCTTTTTCAATTTTCAAACCCCTGAAATAAACATCTTTACCTAACAAAGTAAATCACCTGCTCATTCACAGTTACTATACTGTCGTATTCTGCTTGTGTGCCTGTCCATATTTTTATCTCGCCGACACCTGTTAATAAGTTTTGGTCTATAATTAAACCATCTTCACCATCTGAACCGTCTGCCCCAGGTGGACCTGCTACCGTAGAATCAGCACCTGTTTCACCTGTAAGTCCTGTTAGTCCAATTTCGCCTTGTGGTCCTGGCTTTGTCATTGAAATTTCAATAGGTGTTGTCTCTACTAATGGTTGTATTACTACATTAATCTCACTCATAGGTCACATCCTTGGTCACTTTAATTTCAATAGTTTCAGACGATGTGGTTACCCCGCCGAGCCTCATTTCAATATCCATTATTAGATCTCTGTTATCATATCCTAATATCAGCCAGCCATCTGTGTTAGTCGCAGTAAAAAAATATTGACCTTCTGTTCCCGTTGTAGATATTGTCAAGTCTTCGACTAGTGCATGTTTTTTGTCTCTTATTTGACTTTTTAAATTTGCAATATCTGTAACTAACGGTTCCCCTAATTCATCTGCAATATTCGCATAAAAAGCGAACGTGTCTCCTCTTTTAATGTTTATCATTTGTGCCCCCCTCCTTTACGCTCCCAACTTTTGGATATACCAAATCAAGAAACCAGCCAGCGTGATTATTGTGCTGGTTGTCATCCACTTGATCGTCGATACCAGCGACCTTATTTGCTCGATTAGGTTTCGGATCTCGATGTCCGTGCTTGCCCTGGAATTTTCAAGGCTATCAATTCTATCGCTATGATTATTAATTCGTTTCTCATTAACATCAAATTGCTTATCTACTTGTCTATGTTTTTCTGTGCAAATGTCTGACATCTGTGCCCTCCTTAGATGAGCTTGCCTTTAATGTGTTCTGTTGCTAATATCTCGTTACACCAATTTCTGTTTAATTGTTTTACCATCTGCTTTCATGATTTTTTGTATCTCTTTTACTGCGGCTTCTACTGTGTTGCCTTTGGATAACTGTACCTTCCCGTCCTTTTTGGTGTACTTTATGTTTTTCATTTACACCACCTCCAACAATGCTTTTTTGCTTAGCTTCCAACTAACACTTTCAGCCGATATTTCTAAGATGCTTCCGGCTATTGTGCTATCTGCGGTTAACTCAAAAACTGCCTGGTTAGTATCCGTTGTTGTAAAATCTACAAGTTGACCATCAACAAACAATTTTACTTCCTCGTCAATGCTTGTTTCTGGCATTGATACCGTAACCGTTACGGTGTCTACTTCGTCCGATTGTATTTGGGCAGCTGATAAATTGACACGGCAATTAGGGTAGGCGTTGTATTCAGCTTCCGTAATTTCCTCAACGTCAGCACTGCTTGATATGGTGTTAGGATATACACAGACGCAGGCGTCCAGGTCCTTACTGTACTTTGCACCGCTTATTTTCTCTACATCTGTGACTGGATAAATAAAATTATTACTTTCCTTCGTGATTTGTAATTTGTAAAACATGATTATATTCCTCCTTTTTTATTTAGGCTACTAGGATGTAAGAATGCTCGATCCTAAGTTTGTAAATTCTATCTGCGTCCTCGTCTGCATTCCACAAATATGTGCCGTCCCAGGTTAACCCCGTAGGGCCTATACTCGGTGACAAAAAACTAAAAATAACAGTACCGGATGTATTAAGTTTGTAAATTCTATCTTTGTTCTCGTCTGCATTCAACAAATATGTGCCGTCCCAGGTTAACCCCGCAGGGCCTGTACTCGGTGACAAAAAACTAAAAATAACAGTACCGGATGTATTAAGTTTGTAAATTATATCTGTGTTGCTATCTGCATTCCACAAATACGTACCGTCAAATGCTAATCCGCGTGGGTATGTACTCGGCGACGAAAAACTAGCAATAACAGTACCTGATGCATTAAGTTTGTAAATCATACCTGGGCTGGCATCTGCATTCCACAAATACGTACCGTCAAATGCTAATCCGCGTGGGTATGTACTCGGCGACGCAAAACTAGAAATAACAGTACCGGATGTATTAAGTTTGTAAATTATATCTGTGTTCTCGTCTGCATTCCACAAATACGTACCGTCAAATGCTAATCCGCGTGGGTATGTACTCGGCGACGCAAAACTAGAAATAACAGTACCGGCTATCCCAGTTAACTCCCATTCTCCTACTTTGCCGTAAATATTCGCACCTACGGGTACATCGGGTAATAACCTACTATCGTTTCCTTGTGTGACGGTTCCGGCTGTAGCACCAAAATTCTTATTGAACGCATTGTTTTTTGAGAATATTGGTTCTGCCCCTGCTTGGCTGGCTGTTACGGTGTGCGGGTTTGCGTTATCTGCTTCGTGCGCAGTAAGCTCTGTATCAAGCTCTTTTGTTTTGTCCTCGTTGTTGTTCAGGTTTGGCGCGCTTATCGGCGGTGCAGTTCCGTTATTATATCCTGTTTTTGTATAATCTCCTAAAGCCATAATTTACCCCCTATCGATTGTATCTGTCCGTACAAACTGTATTGATTCGAGATTCGTTTTATCTCGATCGTATAAAATGCGACTAAGCATTATGCCTGTATCTGCGGTAGATGTTGCGGTTGCACCTGCAAATATGGCTAACTCTTTAATATGTAAAAGAGACTCGTTGTCTAAGACGAGGGCTGTTGTTTTCAACATTCCTACCCCTGGCGATTCTTTTTTTACAAATGTGGATCTAAATCCTTCCGCTCCTAACTGTGTGTCATTATCATTTATTGCTGTGCCATCTGTGCCTAGCGCGATATACTTCAATTCTAAGTCTGTTACATCGCCTTTTAACGAATCCCGAATCATGTTTAAGCCTGCATTCGTAATTCTATTGTTCAGTTTTTCTTTTTCAATCTTTCCATCGTGATGGGTGACAATGATTTCATATTGACCCAACCAACCAGATTTATTCAATTTTATTCCCCCTCGCCTGGATAAAAAGTTTCTGATGGATATAGCGTTTCTGACGGGATAGGAAGTGAAAATACAATCTTTTGCGTGTCTTCTCCCCAGCCTTGCGTCTCAAAGCTCAATTGCAATATAACCAAAACTTCGTCTTCGCGGATAATTAGTTTGCCAGCCTCTTTAACTAGTTGTTTGAAAAATGTTGTCCATCCTCCAAACGCTTCACCATCTACACAGTGCACGTCATACAGTAGCATTCCCGTTCCGTCAAAATCCGTAATAGTCATACGGTCAATTAAGAACTCGCCATTTTCAACTTTGTATTTATCCATATTTACATTTTGCAATTGCCCTGTTTTTAACCCGTTTGTAAAAGTTTGATAAGTGATTTCACGTTCAATTTTTGTATACTTCCTTAATTTGCTGTTTGCGATTGTTAGAGCGTTTTCACGTTGATCTATTTTGGGTTCATTGGCTATATTTTCGTATATCCCTGTACCGCCCTCAATGCTTTTTCTATCGTTAATTGCATCAGCGGATTGTGCTACGACCAAAAGAGGATACAGCCCAATATAAGTGATTTCTAAAACTTCAGTACTCAAAACGGTTTCACTGTCATCTTGCGTGATATTGTTTGTATTATAGGTGAAATAATATTTCTTGTTGGTATCAAATCCATTAACTCCTATATCATCTGGACTTACCTCTACGCCCCATAAATCCTCCGTGACGTATGTTGCGCCGTTTATTGTGCCATCGTTTCCGTTTGCTGTGCTGTCTATGGCTGTTGTTCCAGACCCTTCGTTAAACTTCCAATAGCCGGCTAATCCTGTCTCGTTGCCTATCAATTCTTTGTTCATGTTGGCTTGGATTTCGGCTTGGGTTCGGGCTACGTTCCATATCCTTAGATCATCTGACGTACCTGTACCCCCACTGTTCCCTGCATGACCTCCACTTAAATAAAAGTTAGTCCCAGGAGTAACCCAGGTTGTAGGTTGCGTTGCTCTTAAAATACCATTAACATATAAATTTGTATTTCCCACTTTGTTCCATGTAAAAGCAATTTGATACCATTCATTTACACCACCAAGTGTTTTGAGATCAAAAAGCAAATTAGCTCCACCACTCTTAGCAGCTAAAAGTCCATCTGCGTAAATCCAACATTCCCATTGATTGGGGTCTATTGAGTTATCCCAGATTGTGTTGTAGTTATAAAAAGACGTCGGGTAATACCAAATTTCAATAGTTCCGTCATCCGGTAAAACTTTAGGTATTGAAACATAATCATCCACCCCATCAAACGACAAGGCACTAGCACTAATAAAAATCCTTGGCTTAGTCGCAATCGGAAATCGAGTGATAAAGGTTTTAGAAACGCCGTCAGGAGAAGGGGTAGGCTTTTCTTTTACTATCTCTTGCGTGCGGTCTAAGCCACCCCTGATATATTGTGTATTTCTGTACCGTGACTTATCTTCCCTTAAATTAACGCTTCTGATTGGTGCTGTATCTGTTAGTCCAAAAGGTGCGGTAAACGTGTTTCGTTGTACAAAGTATAGTTTTTTATCATGATCAATCCACCACGAAAACCCTGATATTTCTGCAAGTTCATCCATGGCGTCCGATACACTACCAACTCTAGCGTAGGATATAGCTTCAACGAGAGGCCCGTCTTGTATATCTCCAATGGTTATATCATCTGCATTTAAGTAGTTAGTGCGAAGCGTTTTAACAATATCTCCTGCGAGTGTATCGGTAAATGCTTCAGCCACGATAAACCTATCAGATATAGCGTGATTGTCAATCGCTTCAATATCGTATATAACGGCACTCGTGGCAATAGGCACAAATCGCTTCGGGAAAAATAGAAAGCCCCCAAATATGAGGGTATTGTCATTATCGTAAATTTTAATCGGTTGGCCATCTTTTAAATCTAACGCCCCTGTTTCATCTATCATTTTAAAATGAGCCGTGCTTCTGTCATTTATAGCATCTTCAATGCTCAGGGTTTTTTGTGCGTAGTATGTGGTTAAGTCCACGCCACTAATTTCAATTCTCATTAGTTTGCACTTCCCATTTTGCCCCGTATTTGGTCTACCATCATAGGGCCTAAAGCGTTGGTCAATTCTCGTCCGTCGAGGTATACGCGTATTTCTTGTTTACCTCCGTTATAGCCACCGCCGGCAACATTAGCAGGCCTAACTTCTTCGCCCTGGTGAAGCATAGCTAGCCCATCATTTTTCACCATATTGGTTCCGACTGCCAAAGTAGGTATGCGCCCCATGCTAACTCTTGGTATTTTGGGCAGTCCGAAAGAACCTCCGCCAATACCAGGCACCCAAGACGGAATTTTAAAAGTGGGTATGCTATTAATAGCGGAGGCAACGGAATTGACCATTTTTTCAAAGGCCCCTATTATACCATTAGCTATGCCAATAATAGAGTTCGCCGGTCCACGAATGGCACTTACTATACCTTCCCATATACGTACCGTTGCCGACTTTAGTTCTTCCCAATTAGCTACAATCAAAGCAACCAGAGCCACAACCGTAGCAATAACCCAGGCAATAGGACCCAGCGCAAGAACCCAAGCGGCCGCCATCTTGGCTGCATGGAATAAAGATTGTACGCCCATCCAAGCCCATTTAGCGACCATTATTGCCGATTGTGCAATCATAACAAGTACATTTGCAACTGCGGCTGCACCGGTCATAACCCATCCCAAAACAACCTTTCCTGCATGCAATAAGCTTTGTACACCCATCCACACCCACTTAGCTACAAATACGGCTGCTTGTGCCACCATAACTACACCTGCTTTGATAGCAGCTGCCATTGTCAAGCCAAAAGATATGACTATTTTAGCGGCATTTATGGCACTATTTAATGCCATTACAACCCAAGTCGCAACCCAAATTGCGCCGACTGTTTCTATAACAGGTACGATAGTTTCTTTATATTCTTTAAACCACTCAATGATATTTTTTATTGTCTCGATTGCCGTGGTCATAACCTCTGACATTTTGTCAAATGCCGCTTTTGTCTTCTCCTCAATCATTGGCATATTTTCACTGAACCATTTAAACAATGGCTGTAAAGCCTCGCCGAGTACCTCAAATATCTTTTGTTTAAAGTCATCCCATGATTTCCTGAACTCGTTCATCTTCTCAAGTTCTTCTTCACCAAAGGGCACGTCGATGCCAGCCATGACCTCGTCAAGTGTTTTCCCGCTCGCTTCTAATTCTGAAACCATGGGCAGTACTTCCGCCATATTCATCTGGTTGGCAAACGCTCGTCTATCGGCCCCCTCTAGTTCCATCATAGTTCCAACAATTTTTCTTAGCTGCTGGTCCGGGTCAATACCTTTAAAATCTTCTGCGCTTATTCCCATAGCCTCAAAACCTTTAGCTAGTCTTGGAGATAGTACGTTCCCTCGCTCTAATTGTTTGTTGAACGTCTGCATGGAGTTAGCAACCAGATCTAAGTCAACACCTGAGTCTACGGCTATTTGCCGCCACTTTTGCATTTCACCAGTCGAGATGCCTGTGATAGCCGACAAGTCAAGCATCTGATCAGCAAAGTTGCCATACTTAGTCATCGCGCCTAGCACCGCTCCACCTGCTACACCGGCGGCGGCCGCTAAACCCAGCCCCCACTTGGTAGCAGTTTTTACGGATTTTCCAAAACTTTTCTCTAGGCCCTTTGTATCACCTAACAATTTAACGCTTAAACTAGCTACAGTTGACATTTACCATCACCCCTTGCCTTCTTCTTTCTTTCGTTCATCTTCTTTTATCTCGTAAAACGCTTGCCATTCTGTTATGTCTTTGCTTGTCATTTCATCCAACATAAAATTCACGGAAGCGTAACCTAGTTCCTCGGCAAGCACATAATAAAATAAGCGCTCACCGCTCTTTAGTTTTTTTTAGTGTTTTCCACGTCATCCTGGTCAATACCTGATAATCGGCTAATGACCTTGCACACCTTTTCAATGGCTCCTGAGTTCTTTTCATTCAATGCTTCTGCATCCGCTTTTTTAAACTCTGGCTCTAAGCATCCAGCGACCATCAAAGCAGGATACAACTTGTTTAGGTCCATTTTCCCTTTATCATTCATACAGGAGTTCATAATGTCCGACCTCTTTTTGCCAGATAAGGCCTGCACTAAAACAGATCCTTTCCATTCAGTTATTTCTACTTCTTTTTGTTCCAAATCTTTTGAATTTAAAATATCTTCCCTTGATAAACGCTTCATATTAATCCCCCAATTTTAGTAATTCGTCTGTGCTAATAAAACTAACCGCTTCATCCTGTGGTGAGTCTAACGCCGCGCTCATTTCTGTACTTTCAATCAACGCCCAAAGCCTTTGCGGATATCCGGCCGTGCTTGCGCGCAATTCTAAGACTATGGGTTCACCTGACGTTAGGACATCTGCAAAATAAGGGTCTGTTACATCCCATTGGTTAAGTGATCCGCTACTAAACTTAGTGCCTACAATTCTTTTTTTATGTGTCTCACCAAAACGGTTTACTTCCATCAAATTAGCTTGTTTGGTATACGTGTAATCGTGTGCGTATGCAGCGCTTGATAAGGGCAAATAGTTGCCTGTTTTTATGCGTATCGTTTCGGTATCAGAAAACCCAGCACCAACAAATGTAAATTTACCATTTAACTTATTGACACTTGCATAGCTAATTGCAGCCCACCCGTCAAAGCCATTGTCTTGTTCTAAAGTTGGCTCAGTGTCGCGGTCTAACACTTGTTTTAATTCGTCCGTTACTTGCCATGTATTATCGTCAATGTGAGTCAACCCTGCTGTCACCGCCGTCACTGGGTCGCCACTTACTTTTATTACTGCCAATCTTCCTGCCAACTCGCTCATCTTTCCTCCTTTACACTATTAAACTGCCTTTTATGTTTGCGCTGGTAAAGTTACTGGTGCGCCATTACCTGACAGCGAGCATGAGAATTCTTGCTTACCATCCGCAGAAGATGACTGTTCAAAACTTTCAATAATCACAGGGACTTGCTTCCCTGCTGTTCCTACACCCTCGGGATATATGCCGATATAAACAAAATCACCTGGCTCTAAATCTAGTTGTCCACCTGTGTCATCTGGATCATAATTCCCTGACAAACTAACAGAGGTGTCTTTTAGGCCTGCTATTCTTTTCTGATAATCGTCTCCGAATTGTGTAATTTCTAATATCTCCGCTAAACGATTATAAGTTGAGCTATTCACGCCGTTAATTTTTGCGCCTGTGCTCGATGTCATCGCTGTCGTACCCGTCAACACATATATGATATTGATTTTTCCTGCAAGTTCACTCATTCAAATCACTCCTTTTCACTTTTTGATTGCATAGTTCGCATAGATAATATTCATCAATGTCCCCCATCGCAGTAACGTTAAGCTCTTTGTTGCTTCTGTGCGCGCATCCGTTTTTGCCACGTTTTATCCTTGGTTTTTTCGTCTTAAATTTTGGTCGTTTAATTAGCATAAACAAAAAAAACGCTATTAACGGTAGTGTGACAATTAATATAATTAAGGCTATCGTCTGCATATCAATCAACCTCCACGTGCCAAAAGAGGACGTCTATCGGCGTGTGATACAATCCTGTGTCATCCTCATATCTGTCATCACCTTGACTGTCTAGGAGTGTCGCTTGTACCCAGTGCTCACCGCCCATTTTTATCGTTGGGTCGCTTTCCCTGTAATTGCGGTACGCTTTCTTTAAGTCCTCAATCACGCCTTTGACTTCTCCATAACCGGCACCAAATACGCTAAACTGAATCCTCGACATCGCTAACCCAGAATCATCACCCATGGAATGTATAAAATCAGGTGTCATGGTTATAAATCTGATATATGGAGTACCCACCCCGTTCGGCGCCACAACTCCATAGACGCGATTATTTACGGATGTAACTTGTGCTTTCGTATAATTTAGTATTGCCGCCTCTAGTGGCATCTTATCACCGCCTTAAATGTTTGGCATATCTTTCTTACTTCTTCAAATGTTTAGCATATGTTTTGGAAAATATTTTAATGAGGTTGCTTCTGTTGCTGTCAAGGGCTGGCCTCAAATAAGGTTGAGCAGCTTGACCACTTCCCCCATATTCTAATTTTGCGGCATAGTCAGCGGTGGCAAATATGTCTGCATCCTCCGACCCGACTTCAAAATCAATCGAGGATCTTAGATAGCCGGTATCAACCGGAGCGTTTAATGTCGCCTGCCCGTGTATTAACACAGAACCGGCATGCAATGCTTCCTGTTTGGCATCGTTCTTCGCTGCGCTCGATAACTTATTGAGTTTACGCTCTAGTTCTTTCAAGCCTTCGATTTTCATTATTTCACCCTTTTTAAGTGACTTTTTCAAGATCTAGCTCCATATGCCCCGTTCCATCTTGGCGTTTGCGTGTGGCTATTGCCTTGATTGTGTAAGCATTACCATCAGAGTCGACATATCGGTCAGTGCCTTTAATGTCAGCAATGTCGGTTGCGAATTCATGGGTTGAGAAGATAGTTTCTTTATCGGCGGATAGTTTTTGATCTCCGCTTAATTCCCATAGTTTTCCTGCTACTGTTAAATGGTCCGCCCAAGCATTCACAGTCCCACCGTAGCTGTCTTGCGTTACAGTTACCCGTTGTATTTTATGTCCCGATGTGTAAAACCTATCTATGAAATCACCCATTGGTACTCACCCCCGGCATCCGGAAACACTTTACGGTATTGAGTTAACAGTTTAATAGGCTCCGCTGATTGGTTATAAGTGATAGAGTGATCACCCAAACTTTCAGACTTAACACTCTCTAATTTTGACTCAATGTCTTGTGCGATATAGTCATATACAGGATTGGGAATAGCTAGAATAAACTCTTCGCTCCCGGGGACTT